ATTTTTTTTAAAATATCCCTTTTTTTATTTCGTGTTATTAAAAAATATATTATATTTACAGCATGAAAACAAATAACTTATTAATATATTCAGGCGGTAAGCTAATTGAATACAAAGAGAGAAATAAACCAGTTAACCTAAAATTAAAAAATGAGCAAACTAATAACTCTACCACTTTATGAAATACAAATTCCTATTTGTGAATTTATGAAAATAAATGACATTTCAATAGTCACAGGAATGGCGGGAACATCAAAAGACTTTATGTGTATGCATACAGCACTAAATTACTTAGTAGACAAAAAAAGCAAGTATGAAAAAATAATACTCGCTAAACCTATTGTTGAAACAGGTAGGAGTATGGGTCACCTCCCAGGAGACGCTGAGGAGAAAATACAGCCCTACAGGGCGAGCTTTGACGCTATCATTAATGAAATACTACCAAAGGGAATAAATAAGCAAGCAGAGGCGCTTAAAAAGAGAATTACATTTGAGCCAGTTAATTTCATAAGGGGAAACACCTTTAAGAACGCTATAGTTATTTTATCAGAGGCGCAAAATTTAACACTGCATGAGCTAGTTAGTTTTTCAACTAGGCTTGACAAAAGTAGTAAAATGTTCATTAATGGCGATACGGCCCAAAGTGACATTGGAAACAGAACGGGCTTAAATGATTTCATAAACATAACAAGAAATGTTCATGGAGTTGGGGGTGTTGAGCTTGGAGATGACTTTCAAACTAGGAATAAAATGATAGTAAAAATAACAAAAAACTACAACAATTTCCTTAAAAAAAGGCTTAATGTAACTACTTGATAATGAGCGCTTAATTTAAAGGTTATATACTAGTATAACAGCGCTTTTTTAAAAGTGTGCCATAACGCTTTATATCGGGGCAATTTTCAACAAGCTTTCCATCCATCTTTTTGTCGTTGGATGAAGGAAGTCCGTAGACAAAAAAGTGGCGCACATTTTATAAAAATCCACCTTTAAGGAAAGATCACTCTTATTGGTGGATTATTTTTAATACATGGGTAAAAGCATTTGAACCCGAATATTTCAAATTAAATGCAGCCAAAAAAAAATAACAATGGCAAACAAAAAAGAATTAAAAGAAGAGATTAAAAGAACGAGAAAAAAATTTTTAGATGTTGATGTCTGGAGGTCTCACTTTGGAGCGGTAAGTGTTACTGCCATTTATGATGTATTTATGTCAAAATTTAATATTGAAAAACATAAGTTAAAAAATTACAGCTTTTCACATTGCGTTGAGTCCCTAAGAAAATTGGAGGATGAAGAATACGAATGTAAGGGGAGCTTTACTAGAAGAAATTAACATGGCTAAATTAAGCCAATAATAAAAATTTAAAATATGGGCTTTAGATTAGATAACCATAAAGAGGTTTCACAGGTGTTGACTCTTGAAAACAACACTTTAAAAATAATGAACTGGGGTAGCACTAACAGTTACCCACAAACAATAAAGAACTTAATTGAACAAAGCCCTAGCGCAAAACCAGCAACATCAAGATACGCTAAGTTTTTGATGGGTGGGTCTTTTGAGGGTGAGAATACCGTGGTTGGTCTAAATGGAATAACACTAAAAGACATTGTTCAAGCATGCGCTGAGGATTATTCTATTTTTGAAGGTTTTTGCATACATTCAAATTGGAATATAAAGGGAAGGGTTAAGGACATGTCTGTGTTGCAAGTTCCAACAATCAGGTTCAACACCTTTGACCACATTTATTTTTCAAACAAATATGCATACCATCAAAATTTTGCGTTAAATTCAGAGATAAAAAAAACAAACCAAACATCTGTGACAATAGATGACTTAAAGTGGATTGACCGATGGAACCCAGACCCAAATATTATTGACGAGCAAATAAAGAACTCTGATGATGGTACTATTAGCACCTACAATGGTCAGCTATTATACTATTCAAATGCGGGAAGAAGTAGATACCCCGTTCCACCATTACAGTCACAAATAAACTTCGTATTAAGTGACATTGAAAATTCTATTTTAATAAGAAAGGAAACTTCAACGGGATTTATTGATACTTATTTATTTAAAACAACAAAGGGCCATAAGGACCCCGCTGTCGTTGGTTTTCAAGATGCTATCATTGAAGCACAGGGGGCAAGGGGTGTTGGGAAAATTATTTCAATGTACAACCTGACGGACGAGGAAATGCAAAACACTTTATTAGAGAGAATTGATAGCGACAAGGCTTCAATAATTGACTCATCATCAAAGGCTTTTGAATTAACAAATACAAGAATTAATTCTGCAATAATGGTTCCACCAGCTTTGGCGGGCATAGACCAAAATAGTGGTTTTAGTGGTGCTGATTTAGAGGAGGCTTATAATGTATTTAACGCAATTACAGAATCAGGTAGAAATGTGATTGAATCAAAAATAAAT